GGGGGATGGAGCCGACGACGCGACGGAATCCCAGCCGACTGGTGATCTGGTAAGTCTGGTGGCCAAGACCCGCGGCGCCTACACCGAGTTCAGCCGCCGTCTGATGCTGCAGTCCAGCATCGACGTCGAGCAGATGGTCCGCACCGAGCTGGCCACTGTGATCGCTCTTGAGATCGACCGCGCTGCGCTCTACGGCACCGGCTCCAGCAGCCAGCCCGAAGGCCTCAAGTTCGTCACCGGCATCAACACCGAGGACTTTGGCGCTGCCGCACCGACCTATGTCGAGCTGGTGAGCATGGAGTCGAAAGTTGCTGCGGACAACGCTGACATCGGCGCCATGTCCTACCTGACCAACAGCACCATCTACGGCGGCTTTAAGACCACCGAGAAGGCCAGCAGTACCGCGCAGTTCGTGCTTGAGCCCGGCGGCACCGTCAACGGCTACAACACCGTGCGCTCCAACCAGGTCGCTAGCGGTGATGTGTTCTTCGGCGTCTGGAACCAGATGATCATGGGCATGTGGGGCGCTCTGGACATTCAGGTCAACCCCTATGCCTTGGATAAGAGTGGCAGCGTTCGCGTGACTGCTCTGCAGGATGTCGATGTGGCTGTGCGTCACCCCGAGGCTTTCTGCCGCGGTAACGACACCCTCTGATCATGAGGATTGAGATCCTTCGGGAAACCTCCATCTCTGGCCGGCCCGTAAGGGTCGGTGAGGTGGTGGAGGTTAGCGATTCAGACGGCAGGCTGCTGATCGGTATGAAGAAGGCGCAGCCTGCACCTCAACTTTTTTCTTGCCCACCACGTAAACCATCCTCTAAACGGAGAAAGACCAATGATTCACAATTTGGGGACCAAAACAACAGTCCTGAGCCTGCTGCCGAATGACGTTGTGACTGCCACCGGCACTGGGTCGGCGGTGGATCTCGCTGGCTATGAAGGCGACATGGCCGTGATCCTCGACGCTGAGGCTGGTGGCGGTAGTGTCACCTATGCCTGCAAGCTCACTGAGTCCGCCACTTCTGGCGGCTCCTACACCGACGTGACTGGCGGTGCCTTCACCACCACAACAGCTAACACTGCCCTGGTGGAGAAGATCTCGGTCAATACCAACGATCTGAAGCGTTACGTCAAGCTGAGCGTCACCGTTGCTGGTGGCACTGGTGCTGGCGCTGTATCCGTGACTGCCCTTGCTTCCAAGAAGTACGGCAACTGACCACGGCCAACAGTTCAACCCCTGCCGCATGGCGGGGGCTTTTTTATGCCTACACTTGACCCATGGCATTCACTGAAGATCTGGATTTGTTCTTGAGCACGGCTGAGTTTGCCGTGCCGGTGGTTGCAGGTGCTGTGTCAAGCACTGGCATATTGGATATGCCAACGGAAACCGTGGCTGGCGGGATGGTGCTGAGCACGGATTACAGCTTGATCTGCAAGGCCAGCGAGTTTGGGGATCTTGAATATGGTGCCGGCATCAACGTCGATGGCCGGGCCTACACCGTGAAGTCTGTGATGTTGATGGATGATGGCGCATTCTGCGAGATCATGCTGCAGCGCACCACGACACCGGAGCAGAGCACGTCGGATCGCGCAGTGCTCGATGGTGATGGCGTCGATACGAGCAGCACGGTGGTGATGGATGGTGGAACACCAAGCACCACCTACATTGAAGGCAACGTCCTGGACGACGGAGCGCCGTGACCACCTACACCCGTTTCAAGCTGCGGAATGGCACAGCAGCTGAATGGACTGCTGCTAACCCGACGTTGCTGCAGGGCGAGATCGGGGTCGAGACAGACACGAGGAAATACAAGATCGGTGATGGGAGCACTGCGTGGGCTGGCCTGAGCTACTACATCGACGGCGTGGCAGTGCGTGGGCAGTGCTCAAAGATGGACGACGGTTCGATTGATATCACGACGCAAGGCACGTATGTCAGCACCGGGCTGACCGCAACGCTCGACACCGACACCAACTACGGCATGGTGCTGGGCACCACCGATGCGTTTGGGTTGAAGAACGACAGCAGCGCTACGAAGCTGTTCAGGATCTATGGCAGCATTGACGCAACTGCTGGCAACAATCAAATTCTGGGAATCAAGCTGGCCAAGAACGGCACCGCGATTGACAACAGCGAATGCCGTGCCTTTACCGGCAGCGGCGCCCAGGAGGCCAAGCTAGTGACCAGCTGGATGGTCGAGCTGGATGATGGCGATGAGATCTCGTTGATGATCGCCAATCACAGCAACACCACAAACATCACCTTAAAGCGTGGTCGGATTGTTGCTGCTGAGGTTCGTGCCTGATGGCCACCAAACGCGAACAAATCCTGAGTCAGATCGCCACGACGCTGGCGCCTACAGCAGGCATCAGCGGGCGGATCTATCGCTCACGTGTGTCGGCTTTGGCTAGGGCTGAATCACCTGCGATGGTGGTCGAGCCTACGGGTGATGACGTTGAGCAGAACACAGCGCTACCGACGCTGGACTGGAGTCTGACGGTGCGTGTGGCGATCATCGTGCGGTCTTTGGTGCCTGATCAGGCCGCTGATGCGATCGTGGAGGACATGCACAGCAGGCTGATGGCTGATCTGACGGTTGGCGGCTACGCGATCGACGTGCAGCCCGCCGGTGTGAGCTTTGATCTGGTTGAAGCCGATCAGCCTGCTGGTGTAATCAGCTGCAACTATCTGATCAGATACCGGACAGCAGTCGCAGATCTGACGACTAGCTGAGCAGGCTAAGATAAGGGCACTGCCCTGGATTCGGCTGTGTCATGGTTCTTCTTTCTCGCAAGCGGCTCATTCTGAGCAAGATTGAATCGAGTTACGGTACAGACCCGACACCTGCCGGCACTGATGCGGTGTTGGTACGGAATCTTGAGATCACGCCGATTGAGGCTGACACGATTAGCCGCGATCTGATCAGGCCATATCTTGGCAACAGTGAGCAGATCCTGTCGCAGATCCGCGTCAGCATCACATTCGAGGCTGAGCTGGCTGGTTCTGGTAGTGCTGGCACTGCTACTAAGCTTGACTCGCTGCTGCGTGCTTGCGGCATGACGGCGACCACTACTGCTGCAGCTGTGACTGGCACCGCTCAGGCCGGGGCTGATGGAAGCATCACCCTGGCAGCTGGCGCCAGCGCCACTGATGATGCCTACAACGGCATGGTGATCAGCATTACCGGCGGCACGGGTGATGGCGAAAAAGGCGTGATTACGGATTACGTGGGTTCGACGAAGGTAGCGACGGTGCAGAAGAGCACCTCAACCTTTGAGCCTGACGGCACCAGTGACTACAGCATCGAAGCAAACGTCAGCTATGCGCCCGTGAGTGAGAGCTTTGATAGCGCGACGATCTACTTCAACAATGACGGGATTCTGCATAAGGCGACCGGCTGCCGTGGTACCTTCACGATGACCTGCGAGGTGGGTCAGATCCCGATCCTGAGTTTTACGATGACCGGGATCTACAACGCACCTACCGATACCTCGGCACCTGCTACCACCTACAGCGATCAGGCCACGCCTCTGATCTTCAAAGCTGACAGCACCTCAGCCGTATCGGTCCTGGGCTTCGCTGATGCCTGCCTGATGTCCGTGTCGTTCGACATGGCAAACGAGACCACCTATCGTGAGCTGGTGGGCTGCACAAAGTCAGTGCTGATCACCAACCGTGCGCCTGCAGGTGAAGTGATGATCGAAGCACCGACCTTGGCCGACAAGGACTACTTCAGCATCGCCAACTCCGACACCACTGGCCTGCTGACATTCCTGCATGGCACAACGGCGGGTAATCAAGTGACCTTCCTTACCCCCATTGCGGACATCAGCAATCCTTCCTACTCTGACTCTGACGGCATTCAGATGTTGAACCTGCCCTACGTGGCGATTCCATCATCTGCCGGTAACGATGAAATCACCCTGACATTCTCCTGATATGTCTTTTGTTCTACAGCAATCTGAGTCTTATTCTTGGCCCATTACCATTATCCTGCCGGTTGATGGTGGTCGGAGAGAAAAGCACACTTTTGATGGCGAGTTTAAGCGTCTTCCGCAATCGCGGATCAATGAAATCATCAAGCTTGCACGCGCAATGGAGCTTGGCCGCATTTCTGACGACGAAGAACTCAACGATCAAGGAGCTGCGCAAGAAGTCTTGGTGGGCTGGTCTGGCATTCAGGATTTCGATGGTAACGAAATCCCGTTTACAGAAAAGGCTCTTGCTGAACTGCTTGAAATACCGACATTGGCCAGTCAGATCGTCAAAGCATGGTTTGAAAGCATTGAGGTTGCTAAAAGAAAAAACTAACAGGCGCTGTTGAGCATTGGTTCAAAGGTGACAACAGCGGCGACGAGCTACGACGAGAGGCTGAACAACTAGGCCTTAGCCTGCCTGATTCTGTGCTGGAAACCTCTAAGTTTGAGGTCTGGCCCGAGAATGAGGATATTGTTTTGATGTTTTTAAGATGCCAAACGCAATGGCGTTCAGGGCCTAGCGGCTTGATTGGATTAGACTATGGGGTAGTTCTGGACCTGTGCCGCCTGTATCAAGTGGAGGACTCAAAAACCACCCTTGAAGGCTTACAGATCATGGAGGCGCACGCTCTTGGTCTGATAGCAGAGCAGCAAGCCAAAGCAGCGAGGTCTAAGAAATGAAGGCATCTGAAACCGCGATCAAGATCATCGCCAGCATCACTGGCATGGCGGATGTGGAAGCGCTTAAAAAGTCGCTTGGCACTTTGCAAAGTGCCGCTAAATCTGCGCAAGAAGGTATTCGGGACATTGTTAAAACCAATGCGTTTAAGGCTGCTGCTGTTAGCGCTGCAGCCCTGACAACTGCCATTGTTTTATCGGCTAAAGCTGCGATTGATTTTGAATCATCGATGGCTGACGTGCGGAAAGTTGTTGAGGGCATTGAAACGCCACAGGCGTTTGCAGAGATCAGCCAAGAAATCATAGAGTTGTCGAAGCAAATGCCTATCGCAGCTCAGGGCTTTGCTGATATTTATGCAGCTGCAGGTCAGGCCGGCATTGCACGCGATGAATTAAAAGAATTCGCCACGCAGGTTGCGCAGGTAGCTGTGGCGTTTGATATGACCGCCAAAGAGGCCGGCACGGCTATGGCAAAGCTGCAGACATCCCTCGGGTTGTCATTGCCGCAGGTTCGGGATCTGACCGATGCGATGAATCATCTCAGTAATAACACCGCATCATCGGCGTCTGAGATTGTTGGTTTTACGTTACGCGCTGGTCAGGCCGGAAAGTCTGCAGGGCTGACCGCTGAACAAACAGCAGCATTTGGCGCCGCAATGATTGCATCAGGTAGCAGTGCGGAAGTGGCTGCAACAAGCTTCAGCAGCATGATCAAAGCGCTAAGCCGTGGTCCAAGTATGACCGAGCGTCAGATCGATGCGTTGACACGGCTTGGATACGAGCAAAGCGATGCCACGGTAAATGAGCAGCGATATACGGAAGCAGTTAAATTAGAAAGCGAGAAACGCATTGAGGCGGCAAGGCATGAAACCAATCAACTCGCTAAAGAGTTGAATAGAAGGTTCCGCGATCAGATGCAAACAATTCAAGATAACCTTGACGACGAAGCGGAAGCCTATCAAAATGCAATTCAAGATAGAGTTGACGCGCAAATTAAAGGCTTGCAGCGCGAGCAAGAGGCTCGCATGAAAGCCTTAAGAAGACGGGCCGAAGCAAATGACACTGATATTACTGCTCAAACTCGTGCAATTCAAGATGAGTTTGATGCTCGCATTGAAGCTATTCGAGACGCTGCGCAAAAAGAATTAAAAGCTCGCAGGAGGCTTGATCGAGATAGGTTGCAGGAAATTCGAGACAACATGGACGACAGGAAAGAAGCAGAGCTTGCTGGCCTTGAATCTAACTTTAAAGAAACACAGGCCAAAGAGAAGCAGTTGATGGAGGAAAGAGTTGCAACAATTAAAGCTCAGGCGGAAGCTGGTGCTACGGCTGCGGCCGAGGCTCTTGCCAAGGGTTTGCAAGACAACGCGATCGAAACCATCACGGAAGTATTTGACCGAATTCGTGAGTTATCGAAAGAAACCCAGCTTTCGGTAATTTCAGATTTGTTTGGCGATGAGGCCAAGGCGATTCTGCCACTTGTTAATAATGTGGAATTGCTTGAAAAAGCAATGGGCCTTGTGGGTGATAAAACTCAGTACGCAAGCTCAACACTTGAAGAGTTTTTGGCTAGATCGGCCACAACCGCAAATGAAATACAGCTAGCAAATAACAATTTGCAAGCGCTTTCGATTACGTTTGGGCAACAATTTGTGCCTGCATTAAATGGATTGTTGCGAGTATTGACGCCTGTGATCGATGGCTTCACTTGGATGATTCAAAATGTTCCTGGGCTTGGCACTGCTTTGGCGGTTCTGACAACAGCGTTTATTGGGCTAGTTGCCATCCTTCCTGCTCTTGGAGGATTGGCGCAAATTGTCACGGCATTTGGCGGATTTAGCGCAACATTCGCTGCGATCACAGGTGCAATCGGCACCGTTGTTGCCGCATTGACTGGTAGCGGCGGCCTGCTAGCGGCATTGGCTGCGGTGTTCACCGGCCCGGTTGGATGGGCGGTTTTGCTTGTCGGCGCTGGCGTTGCGATCTACGCATTCCGTGATCAGATCGGGGATGCGCTTAAAGCAATCGGCCAGTTCTTTGTCGATGCGTTTAATGTGATTGGAGATCTGCTCAAAGCAGCGGCTCAAGCCTATATTGATTTCTACGTGAAGCCAGTTCTAGACTTTGCGAAAAAAGCGGTCGAAGGTATTCTGGATCTGTTTGGCAAGATACCAGAAGCCATTAAGGCGCCATTCATTGCCGCTGCCAATACGATTAAATCAATCTTCAAAAATATCCTTCAATTTCTTGTCGGTGCTTTAAACAGTTGGATTAGCAGAGTCAATTATGCGATCAGTCTTGCGAATCGCCTTCCTGGCGTTAGCATTCGCAACATTCCTACGGTATCAATGCCGAAATTTGCGGCTGGCGGTGTCGTAACAAATCCAACCGTTGCTCTGGTGGGCGAGAAGGAACGTGAATACATCATTCCAGAGAGTAAAATGGCCAGGGCTTCGGCCAACTATCTTTCAGGCATGAGAGGCGGCGCTGTCATCCCTGCATTCGCCAGTGGTGGTGTCGTGGGTGGTCGTGGTGGCATGGGCGCTGGCAACACTACAGTGCAGATCAACACCGGGCCAGTCTTGCAACAGGATGGTCAGCGCTATGTGACGATCAAAGATCTTGAGAATGCCCTGAAAGACTTTGGCACTGCTGTATTCAGCAATGCTCGGACACCGGGCGGCAGGCGTTATCAGGGGGTGCGTGCATGAGCAACAGAGCCCAGGCGCAATATCTCAGGATCTATGACGAGAGCATTACCTACGTGCGCTGGCAGCAGTATTACGTGAATCAAACGATCACGCTTGATACGGCATTGTGGACGTTCAATCCATTCAGCGCCGACGGGATTGTTGACAGCTCGGCTAGTGGTGGCAATTCGATCTCAGTTACGACACCGGCTACGACGTCAGCGGTGAATGCTTTCACTGCTGCTATGGACAACAATCGTCTCTGTGAAATCAAAATTTACGAGTTCGATAGCAGGCTAGGGAACACAGCCCCGCAATCAGGCCAGACGTTGATCGCGCAGTTTATTGGAGAGGTGACTAGCATTAATGGTAGCTTTACTGGCATTACCATCGAGCTTGGCGATAGCCTGTCACCAGTTGGCGCTCAGGTGCCACCGCGCAAGTTCACGAGCTATCTCATTGGGACACCGCTGCGCATATGAGCTTCAGATGGATCCTTGACCCATTGCGGCTACTGCCGTCGCAGAGCGGTCTAGTAGATCCTCCATTGCGTGAAGGTGCTGCCAATGGCGCCAGCAACCTTGATACACAGCAAGAGGCCATTACTATCGGAGAACCTGTCCCGATCGTGTTCTGTCGCCGTGTGGATGGCGTAGGCGGCGTTCTGGTGAGCCCAGGAGCGACTGAAGCGCGATATGAGAACGATGGCACAACCAATGAGCTGACCGTCAATCTGATGCTGGTGCTGAGCGAAGGTGAGTTGCCAACAATTCCCTATAAAGATGTCTTTCAGCGTGCTTGTCGCGTTGGTACCTGGGCGCAAACCTATGACAGAAAAGCCGGCACTTGGACCGCTGGCAATGCCATCACGGTAGTTTCAGGAAAAGAGTTTTGGAACTGCCCTTATTACTGCGGCACCTCTGGGCGTTACGAAAACATGACGACGCTCAGCTATACCAACACGCATGACGATGGCGACCCGACCTGGGATAAGCAGGTGTATGTGTTTGTGCGTGATGGCATGAAGGTCACGCGGATACTTGATGACACCGAAGGGCCATCAAACAACGTAGTAGATCTTGCGTTGTATCTGATCCGCGAGTCGAGTCGATTGTCGGAAAGTATGCTTGACCTTGACCAGATGGAAGAAGCAGCTAATTTCTGCGACGTCAACGGGTTCTTCTATAACGGCGTGTTCAAAGAATCGATCAACCTTGAAGAATGGCTAACGAGTATCGGCAACAGTTTTTTGTTAAGAAAAGGGAGTAAAAACGGAAAAATAGGTTTTAGACCACGGCTGCCGATAGCGGCTGATTACACAATCAGCACGGATCCTGTCAGCTTTGTTTTCACATTTACCGAAAACCATTTGTTAACGGATGGGTTTGAAATCAGTTACATCCCGCTTGCGGATCGCAAACCAATCTGCGCTCAGGTATTGTGGCGCCAACAACCTGATGATGACCTTGGCTTGATCCGCACGGTCGAGGTGCGCTATCAGGGCGAGGCTGTTGATGGCCCGTTTGAACAGTATGACCTGAGCGCATTTTGCGCATCAGAAAATCATGCGGTAAAGTTTGGCGCATATCAAATTGCCAAGCGTGCTCATATTAGTCACACGCTGCGAATCCAGGTTAGTCCTGGCGTTTACAATGGAACGCTGGCTTTAGGCGACATCGTGCGCGTCAGACTGCGCCGTGAGACTGCTGTGGATCAGGTAAGTTATCATGACTATCTTTATGAAGTCGAGCGAATTGAGCGCACCTCTAGTGGTGTGAATGTGCTGGATTTGATGCACTTCCCAATCGATTCAACAGGCGCCAGCGTTATCGCAAAGGAAGTGGCCGCAGCGATTGGCCAGGGCGTGACCAAAACAACAGGCCGCACAGATTTTACTTGTGATGAGTCAGGGCGCAGCGAAGATGAAACGCCACTACCTGACGTGGGTGTCGATCCAACGCCTCAGATTGAGCAAAATGATGATGAAGTAACAATTAATCGTGCTGATGACGTTATTTACAATCTTGTACTCGACGACGATGTTGGCACTGGAGATGGCGTCTATACCATTACAGGCACTGATCCCGATGGCAATGTTTCTCCTTTAGGAGATTTTGGTGTCGATTTTGGTGAATTAGGTTCTGCCATTATCTCTTTCCCTGCAGAGCCCGGTTTAAGTATTGGCATGATCGGACCTGATGGGCAAGCCGTCGATTCAGGTTTTTATTCAGTTGACGAATCTAGAAGTAGTGGCAACGATGGCGGGATGCCTCCAACGCCACCCGACAATCCCGAGGATCCGCTTGATAATCCTGTTGATGTTGATGACGTGATTGAAGATGATCGCGCATCGCCTACTGACCCATTGACGACTAGCGAGACGCTGACTTTGCCTGAATCTGCTGTGCCTTGCGAGAATGGTGAGGCGTGCTGGTATCGCAGGAACAAAAACACTGGCATTCGCACGCTCATTAACTGTGTGCCGCTTGTGGGCGGTGAGTTCACGCTTTCAATCACGACTGATGAGATTGATTACATTATCGAAGCCGAAGGTCAATGCCCTGACAGTGAGCCATTCCCGATTGACGAAACCGAAGCTGTGATTCCTGATACTAGTCAATATGCTTATGCACGCTGGACTGGCACTATTTACAATGGCTTAAATGATACGACAACAACATATACATCAGGTTGGCAATCAATATCTGGTGGAGCCTATTTAACCATTGGCCCGGTATATCAGGAATCAATTACTGGTTGCTATGCAATTGAGGAGGACACATTTGCGGGCGGATGGGAATTGCCGCCTATTGGACCGATTCCCTGGCGTGCAACTGTTAGAGCAATTGACAATTCAGTAGGTTATGGCGGCTACGGCAAGCGCATGGGAGGCTTAGGCCTAAACGGCAACACCACCAACCCGTGCAATTTCACCAGTCCCACCAAAAACCCACAAGTCAGTATGCCAAACACTGTTGCGACTGGGGTTGTATACACAATCAGTGGTGTATGGCAGTTCAGCAACGATCAATCAACTATTGAGCTTGAATGGCCTGGTGATACTGACTCAATCGGACCTGCTGCACCATAATGGCCACTTTCCCTGCGCTCACGCCTAGCACTCGCACCTACACGCCGGGAGCGTATGCGCACAGCATTGCGCAGACGTTAGACGGCGACACCCGTAGTGTGCGGCATAGCAATGGCGAAATCGGCAACAGACTGCGGATGGGTTTTGTTGACATAACACGAGCTGAGCACTTCAGTCTTGTGAGTCATTTTGCACTACATGGAACCTTTGAAACATTTGATCTTGCAGCAGCAACGATCGTGGCTGCAGGTATAACAGTGCCGACAGGGTATCTTTGGCGTTACGCTGTCTCACCTGATATTGAAGAAATCTGCGGCAGAATCGACGTGACGGTTGAGCTTGAGCTGTTGCCGCCGTATCTGATCTGATCATGTCGAGTTTTCCGCCACTGCAACCTGACAGCATTAGCTACGACCTGGGCGGATTGAATGTGAGCGAGGAAACAACGCTAACCGGCGGCCCTGTGCGCTTTAGGCACTCTCTGCAAACCAATGGGCACAGGTTGATGCTGATGTACGAAAACCTGACACAGACGCAGATGCTGCTGATCCGCAGCCATTATCAAGACAACAGCGGTACTCATGGCCAGTTCACCATTCCTGCAGCGTTGTGGGGAGATGCAACGGTGGTGCCTGTTGATTCAATCTATCGCTACGCCTCGACGCCAGCTGAAGGTCACAGGGGCGTTTACTTCGAGGTTAGTGTTGAGCTGGTACTGGTGGCTGGCCAGGAGCTGCTCTACGTGCTAGAGGGCGAACCTGCTGCGCTTGGAGCTGAAGAGGCGTTCATTTCATTTGTTTTCAGCGGGACAGCGCCATTTATCATTAATGCAGACACTGCCGATCCGGCGGAAGATGCAACCCTAATGCTTAAGGCTGGAGGTGCCGACTCATGACTGCTACCAATGTGCGCGTTCAGATGCAGCAGCGCCGTGACACTGCGGCGAATTGGACAGCAGCAGGGCCGACGTTGCTTGCTGGTGAGATCGGCTATGAGACGGACACGGGCAGGATCAAGATAGGGGATGGAGCGACGGCCTGGGCAAGTTTGGCTTATCTACCGATCCCTAACAGCACGGGCGAGCTTGATGATGATCTGACGATCACCGGCAATCTGACAGTTCAGGGCACGACAACGACTATTGAAAGCACGACGCTGACGATTGAAGACAAGAACATTGAGATGGCGGTTGTCGATACGCCAACTGATACCACTGCTGACGGTGGCGGCATCACGCTTAAGGGTGCGACTGACAAGACGATCAACTGGGTTGATGCCACGGATGCTTGGACGTTTTCAGAGCACGTTGATCTCGCTTCAGCGAAGGAGTTTCGCATCAATGGCACGAAGGTGCTGGATGCCACGAGCCTTGGCAGCGCTGTTGTCAGCAGCAGCTTGACCAGCGTCGGCATTATCGGCACTGGTACGTGGCAGGGCACTGCGATTGATGCGGCTTATCTGGATTCAACGGTTGTTACCACTGGTGATACCGGCACGGTGACCAGCACGATGATCACTGATGGTACGATCGTCAATACTGACATCAATGCAAGTGCAGAAATTGCAGTCAGCAAGCTAGCTGATGGTGCTGCGCGTCAATTGCTGCAGACTGACGCTGCTGGAACTGGTGTTGAATGGGCCAGCAACATTGATATTCCTGGAACGTTAGATGTAACAAGTGCAGCGACGTTTGATTCGACTGTTACTGCTACGGGTCTGATTACCGCAAACGGGAAGGTTAGTTTCCCCGCTGGTACGGCTGCAGCGCCAAGTTTGTATTCAGGCAGTGATACGGACACTGGTATTTATTCGCCAGGATCAGATCAGTTTGGGATTGCAACTGCCGGAACGTCGCGTGTTGTTATCGACAGCTCGGGCAACGTAGGGATTGGCACGACGAGTCCTAGTAATACTCTTCAAGTTGGTGCGACGACATCCGCAAGCTCAACATCACCAGTTTCTATGAGTCTTGGTGGTCAATACACCCCTGACGCATCAATAACTTATTCAAACTTAAAGTTAAAAGTTTACGATGCTGGAGCAGACGCCGCAGGATTTACGGCTGGTCAAACAAACGGACTCTGTGCAGTTTCACCCGCCAGTAGTCCAATTACCTTTATTACGCAAGCATCTGATAGCACTCTTACAGAACGCGTTCGCATCGACACTTCCGGCAGGCTGTTAGTTGGCACGTCTAGTGTTACTGACGCAAACCCAAAATTTGTTGTGCAAGGCAGGGGAGTTACCGGCGCTGAGCCAGCACAAGTACATTTACGTCGTAGCGAAGGCGCAGCGTCTATAACAAGCGGCGAAAATGTCGGTTTTATTGTATTTACGGATAATCAAGACAAACAGTTTGCTGTTATTGGTTGTTCTGCAGATGCCGATGCAGGATCGGGTGACTATCCTGGGCGTCTAGTGTTCTCCACTACTGCGGATGGGGCGAGTTCTCCGACAGCGCATTATACAATTACAAGCGGTGGCTACTTACAGATTACCTCAAATGTTGGACTTTACAATTTACCGTTTGTATCCTACGGCGGAAATTCAAACGCTGTGCTAGGCGTATTTGGCGCAACCAATAATACTTCCGTAAATAACGGCGCTGTTTATAACATAGAATGGAAGATGTCGGGCAATTTCAATGGTCAATTCTGGTATGCTAATTACATTACAAGTGGTGGTTCTAGGACATTAGGTGCATATTGCACGGGAACGGCTTGGACCAATTCTTCTGATATTGCAAACAAAGAAGAAATCGTTGATACCCGTTACGGTTTAGACACAGTTCTATCCCTTCGTCCGGTTGACTTTCGTTGGAAGTCACAAAAGGACGAAAATGGTAACGGCAAGCCCGACATAGGCTTTATTGCTCAAGAGATGGAGCAACTTATTCCAGAGGTCGTGACTGGTATGGAAGGCAGCAAGGGCATTTCGTATGGAAACCTTGTCGCCGTGTTGACGAAAGCCATTCAAGAGCAGCAGGCAATGATCGTTGAGCTGCAGGCCAAAGTTGCAGCACTTAAGGCACAGTAGTCTTTGACACTAGTCGGTAACACGCCCTGTGTCGCAGCAGGGCATCCGCGTCTAAACTAGCCTTGGTGCTCTTTTCTCATGGCAAACACCTACACCTGGAAAGTCGGTCAATG